GATAAGTACAATTTCAAGTCTGGTTGTCCGTACATACGAGCAGGAATAGCGTCTACCAATTTACCGATTTCAGCAACAACGTTTGCAGCAGTAACAGTTGTACCAGCAACTTCTTGAGCAGCAGGTAAAGCAGCATCAGCAGCGATTTGTGTAGAAATACCGTCGAATTGACCTGCAGTTGCGTTAGCACCTGTCCAGATTGTTGTTTCCATAGAAGAAGCAACTTTGTCAGCAACGTATCCGATTAAATAATCAGCGAAAGATTTAGGTAAAACATCAAATGCAGAGTAACCCATCTCAGCGGCTTGCCATGTAGAATGAAAATCTTTTTTACACAATTGTAAGTTAACTTGGAACTCTTCAGGTTGAAGAACACGCTCAGTTAATGTTACTGTAGATGTAGCGGAAAAATCGCATGATGCATTAGCAATCACAGAATCTGTACCGACTTTCTGAATTACTTGTTTGTATTTTACATTCGGGTGAATAGTCATTCCACCTTGCTCTAATGTTGGAGCAGATAATAGGGCAGCAGCGATGTATTTTCCGCTAAACTCGCCACTATAAGTTGTAGTGATGCTGGTTGTAGTAGCCATTTTTTAAAATTTAATTAGTTAGTAAATTATTTGTTTAATTTTTCAAAGATTGAATCCAATGTTGTTCTTGCTTTTTTGTTTGAGAACTTCATCATTTCAACTGGATTCGTGTTTTCTGGATTAAAAGAGATTGGTTTTGGCTCTTCTGAAAGTTCGGTTGCTTCAACTGCAACTTCGTTAACTTTAGAAAGCAATTCCAATTTAGCTTTCAATTCAATATTTTCGTTTTTAAGTGCTTCGATTTCTGAGAAGAATGTTTCTTTTACGATAGATTCAACTGTTTTCTTAGGAGCAGTTTTTACTTCTGATGCTTCAACAGGAGCTTCCTCTTCAACTTCAACTTCCGCTTCAGGTGCTTCTGGCATTTCTTCCTCTTCTTTTTCTTCCATCTCTTTGATTTCAGCAATTACTCCTTCCTCAACAACTACTAAAATACGTCCATCTTCTAATTCGTATTCTCCTACTGGAACAGGAATCTTTTGTTCGTCCTCTGTTACGATGAATACAGGTGCATCCATTTCAAACGCATCTGCTTCAAAGATGGTAACTCCATCTACTAATTTGATTTGCTCTAAGCTAACTTCCATTCCAAGAAGTGCTTTGATTTTGTTAATTGTGCTATTTTTCATTTTTCGTTTTTATTTACTTAATTGAGATTTTGCAGCGTCTAATGCTTTTAATTTAGCCTGCGTACTTTTCAAAGTTGATTGCAATTCTTTTTGTGTAGACAAGATATATGCAGTTGGAGGAACTCCGATACTTTTGAAAATAGCAATTACCTCATCCGCCATTCTAAGACCTTCATTACAAGAAATACCATTTTGTTGATATGCTTTATAAGTTTCATTAATGGATGCTAATGCTTTTGCAGTAGAAGCCTTTGCCGATTCTAATTCTTTTTGTGCTTGAATTTGTTTTTTCTGCAATGTATCAACAGTTGCTCCAGCTAACTCAATTTCGTGTTTTGCTAACTCAGTCACCTCGTTAATTGCTGATACTTTCTTAAATACTTCGTTTAATCCCATTGTTCTTTTTTTTATAAAACGTTTCTATTATATTTCTGTTGTATTTTTATCCGTTCTGACGTACGATAGTTCGTGTTCCGCCATTGACTGTTACCGTAACATTTTCAGTCCCTGTAATCGAACCTATGCCCTGTGCCTGTAAACTTCCATCACAACATTTCTTGGAGTATTTACCATCCTCACAAAGGCATCCTCTTCTGCTTCCTGCTTTGGGTGAAGAGTAACTTGGTGTTTTAAATTTTGCCATAATGTATTATTAAAAAGATTTTACTGCATTAAATAACTTCTCAAATTTACTCATTAATTTTTGTGATAATAATTTGTCTAATTCTGCTGCGTCTTGTGTAAAGCCTAAGTCAATTAATGATTTTTTTATTCTTTGTAAATCAGCTTCATTTTGTTTTGCCATATTCATATCACCTGATAATTTCTCTTTTAAAGATTTTACTCTTGCTAAAGATTCATCATACATTTTTATATAAAATTTAAAACTATCTGTAGCTTGATTAAATGTAGTTGCCAATTCTATTTTATTTTTAGCTAATTCAACGACTACTTTATCAGTAATATCTGCAATAATTAATTCTTTAGTTGTTTTCATCTTCAATTATTATTTGTTTAATTTTTTCTAATATGATATCTTCCTCTGTCATCTGAGACATTTCTAACTTGTCAGCAAAGTAGCCTTCAATTGAGAATCCTTTTACTTTACCTTCCTTAACGTCTTTCCATACGTCATCATTGTTTACCTTCATTGAAATCATCCAAGTTCCTTTTGGTAAACTGAATCCGTACTTAACCGATTTGTCGTGCTTCTGGTCTTCAATAATCCACGATTCCACAACGCTCATTCCTTCGAGTTTCTTGTCGTGTTCGTATGTAGCGTTATTCTGATTGGAGTTCATTAGGAACAACTCACTCGCTTTGCGTACAGTTTCCTCAGAGAAGTAGATGTAATACTCTTCATTCTTTGCGTTACGTCTGTAGATCTGTTTGTTAGGAACTAATGCTGCTCCCATCAAGATGCGTTTCTCTTGATCAACTTCCTTTAATTCTACTTCGTGTTTTGATAGATGAATGAAGTTCTCCTCAATGGCAGGCGATTCCACTACGGATACCGCATCAATTCCACTCATTGAATCTTTCTCGTCAATTATAAGTTCGATAATTTTATACATAATACTAAAACGATTTATTTAACTAATGTTGCATTTTCAATTCTATTTCGGTCTAATGACTGAGCAGATGTTACATCACCTGATACCACATAAGCCTTTGTTGGTTGTTGTTGTAACTGTGCTAATTGGTTGATACCAGAATTACCTACAACGTTGAATGATGGTGACATAACAGAACCTGCTCCTGCTCCTGTACCTCCACCTGAAGATGATGAAACTGAATTACCTACTCCATCGTATTTAACCGCATTAATAGCTGCAATTTGGAATGCTCCCATAGCACCTGCTGCAATACCGAATGGAATACCTGTTGGAATACCTCCACCATTACGAACCGAGTTAACAACATTGGATGCAGTATCAATTATTGTTTGTACAATTCTGAGTTTCTTATCACGTTCAAACATCTTGCGTTTGATTGCATCCTCTTCCTTGCTTCCTTTTTTTACGCTCTTTAATCGTTCGTTATCCTGTGCATTAAGTAGGCTATTTAAAGAACCCATTGTTTGACCAAACGTTTGTGCATACTTTAAAGCCAAATCAAGTTTATCTTTTTGCCTTTGCTTTTGTTCCTCGTCTAACTCTTTATCTCTTAGGGCAATTCTTTCTTTTACTTCAGCAACACCAACCAAACCTTTTTTCTCTTGCTCTTGCATTTCTTTGGTATGGTCAAGGTGTGTTACTTGTAACATAGCTACCTTTTCTAAACCTAAACGAGTTGTATCTATCTGATGGTCTGCTAAGTCTTTTAATTCTTTAGCTTTCGCTGCTTCTAAATCAGTAGTGTCTTTATCGTACTTTTTTGCTAATGCAATCTGAGCATCATACTTTTCAGTTATGTCACGAACTTGTTTATCGTATTCCTCTTTAAATAAATCAGTAGCATTCTTTTGATATTCCGCAATGTTCTCTAAATCTTGGTCTCTTGAATCGCTATTGTTTTTATTTGTGTCCTCATTAGATTTGTTGTTTAGGTCTTTAATTTGCAACTTGAATCCATCTAAATCATTCTTCATCACAAGTAAACTATCTCTGCTCGCTTGTATGTCTTTTTGAGAATCAATCTTAGTTTGAGCAGGGTCAAACAAAAACTTCGATACACTTTCAGAACCCCATTTATTCAACTTAGTAATCTCAGCATTCAAATCTAATGCAGTAATCTTTCCAAATCCTAATGCCTCCGAAACTTTGTTTGCAGTTTTTAGAACCATATCAATCGGAGCAACCAATAGCCTAAGTCCTACCGCACCAAATTCCATTGCACCACGAATAACATTTTTAGTTATTTCATAGTTTCTTTTAGCTGCTTTGTATTCTAAATCAGCAGTAATTTCTTTTGACTTTATATCAGCTTTTGTTTTGGAAATTACCGCAGCTAATTGGTCAATCTTTAATTGAAGGATTTCCTTTTCAGATTTACCTTGTAATTTTAAAACGTTATCTTGATTGTTTAACGCAGTAAGTTTACTCTTCTCAACTTCAAGATTTTTTGCCGTTGTAGCATTTA